AAGAGTTCACTTACGGTGGGGGTGAATGACCGAAAGGATCCCGCTAACGATCCTCAGCAATCTGGTCACAGATGAAAACTATGCACGGCAGGTACTGCCGTTCATAGAACCCGATTACTTTGAAGAAAGGACTGATCGGGTAGTCTTTGAGCAGGTTGCTTCTTTTCTATCTGAGTATGATGCTCTCCCTAGTAAGGAGGTTCTTCATATTGAGATTGAAAAACGGACAGATATTACTCAAGACGAGCACACCACGATCACTCAGTTGGTGTCTTCTCTGGAAGAAAGTGAGTCTGAGTCTAAGTGGTTACTTGACACTACTGAATCGTGGTGTAAGCAACGTGCTATCTACCTAGCACTAATCAAAAGTATCCAGGTTGCTGATGGTGCTGATGAAAATCTTGCTCCCGATGCAATTCCTGGTATTCTTTCCGATGCTCTTGCTGTCGGGTTTGATCAAAGTGTCGGACATGATTACCTTGATGATGCCGAGGCTCGCTATGAGTATTATCATCGGGTTGAGAATAAAATTCCTTTTGATCTTGAGTATCTGAATAAGATTACTTCAGGTGGACTCAGTGATAAGACTCTCAACATTGCTTTAGCTGGCACTGGTGTCGGTAAGTCTTTGTTCATGTGTCACGTCGCTGCTGGTGTTCTTCTCCAAGGAAAAAATGTTCTATACATTACAATGGAGATGTCTGAAGAGAAAATTGCAGAGAGGATTGACGCTAATCTTCTCGATGTCAACATCTCAGATATACAGAACGTACCTGAACAAATTTTCAAAAAGAAAATTGCAAAGATTGTATCCAAAACAACTGGTCATCTGATTGTCAAAGAATATCCTACTGCTTCCGCACATGTAGGACATTTCCGTGCATTACTTCAGGAGTTGAAGTTGAAAAAATCTTTCATTCCTGATATAATATTTGTGGACTATCTCAACATATGTGCTTCATCTCGATATAGGGGTGCTGCAAACGTGAACTCGTATTCTTATGTCAAAGCAATCGCAGAAGAACTCCGGGGGCTCGCGGTCGAAACCGCTGTCCCAGTGGTCTCAGCTACGCAGACTACTCGCTCTGGTTTTTCTAGTTCAGATCCTAACCTTACTGATACTTCTGAATCATTTGGTCTTCCAGCTACCGCTGATCTTATGTTCGCTTTGGTTTCTACCGAAGATATGGAACGACTTAGCCAAATAATGGTCAAGCAGTTGAAGAATCGTTACAACGATATCAACATGCACAAGCGGTTTGTCGTGGGGATTGACCGTGCTAAGATGAGATTGTACGACTGCGAACAGACAGCACAGGATGACCTGGTTGACGACATTGTAGAAGTACAACACACGTCGAAAGACGACAACACAAAATCCAAATCAAAATTCGACGACTTCAAATGGGAGTAGATTTTTCTAATTACCAACGTTTTGTAAACGGTGTTACTAGCACTGAATCACAAGATTCTGATGCTTTCATCTACCGTTTGCAAGAACTTGGTGGTGATGTTGCAATCCAACGTCTTCTGACTGCTGCTGTAGGCATCTCTGCTGAAGGTGGTGAGTTTACGGAGATCGTAAAGAAGATGATTTTCCAAGGCAAACCTGCTAATGAGGAGAACTTGTATCACCTGAAGAGAGAATTGGGTGATGTGATGTGGTATGTGGCACAAGCATGTATGGCACTGGAAGTGGACATGGATGAAGTGCTAGATATGAACATCAAGAAACTGGAAGCACGTTTCCCTGAGGGAACTTTCAGTGAGTTCTATTCAGAGAATCGTAAAGATGGAGACATCTAACCTTTGTATTACCTGCATCAAAATTGGAGACAAATTTGATGCAGAATATGTAAACAAACTCTACGACATGGTGCATCGTCAAATCGATGTACCATTTTTTTGTTTTACTGATAACCCTAGTGGCATCAAAGAAGGTGTTACTGTGGTTGAGATTGATGTTACCGAATATTCTCAGTGGGAAAACTGGTGGCCAGCGTGGTGGAAGATCAATATGTTTGTCCGTCCTGAGATACAGGACTTCAAACGTAAAATCTTCTTTGATTTAGATGTAATCATCCATGGAGACATCACCAAGATTTTAGAAAGTAATAGTCCATTTGCTCTGGTCTATTCTTCTTGGAAAGGATTGCCTTTTCAGGTCAAAAACCCAACCAAATCGATGTTCAATTCCAGTGTAATTGCATGGGATGATGCAAAGCACATCTATGATCACTGGATGCAGGATGCCAAGGGGTTTGTTGCTAAGTATGCTGGCACTGATGACTTCTACCACAACGAAAAGATCAAAAGATACCGTCTACCTCCCATCATCTATTCATATAGGGATGGTTGTGCTCCACGTCAAGAAAATTGTTTAGAGTTTAGACCGTCAATGGGACTTGCTATTCTCCATCAGCACCCTAAGAACCATGAACTAGACCCAAATATACATATTATTGCTAGGTATTGGGGATAGTAATGGCAAAAATTGATCCAAAGCATCTCAAGAAATATACTGTCAAGTGGATTCTTTCTAATGAACCACTTGATTTTTTTATGAGAATTGCTAAGTCATTCGAGCATCATATGGATCGCCGTATGCCTGGTAGAGTCAATTTTGAAATTATGTCTGCTCAAGAGTATGCAGTCAAGTATAATGATGGAGTTGAGATTGATCATGATGATGTTCTTAGACTGTTGAAAGATAATGAGATCCAACTAGCAGATTTTCCTGCACCTTTGTTTGCACAAAAGATCAAAGAGCGTTATCAGAATCGTCAAACTAAGGGAAAAGATTTAGATTTTGTTGAAAGTGATTGGTCAAGCATTGAAATGCCATTTCTTTTTAGAAATGAAACGCATGCCACTGCGTTTATGCAATCTAAAATGGGTGAAGAACTTATTTACTATCGTAATCAGTTGAAAGTAAAACCTATGGCAATGGTGTCTTGGGGTGGATCTAAATTGATTGCTGGGGACAAACCCTATACATCACCTGAGGATTTTGAAGGTAGTAAAGTTAGTCTCCAATACCATACTGCAGTATCAGAGAAAATTTTTGAGTCTTTGGGTGCTGAGGTCACTGATTCTGACGCTGATGCATATGAGACAGACATGCCCTCCTTTGATATGTCTAAGAAGGTGGTTACTGAACTGAATCACAGCATCAATACCAATATCATTCTTGCATCTCATCAGTTTTGGAGGAATGTAATCAAGTGTGAGTGTGATTACAGAGAGCATACTAAAGAAGAAGAGGATGCTTGTCTAAGAAAACAATTGAAACGTGCATGTAATGAAGCAACACGTGACAGAGACGTGTGGAATGATGAAATGACTGCTAAGTTTAGGCAAGAATGTGAGTCAAGAGGCATTGAGTTACATCAGGTATCTGACTCCACTCCTTTCAAAGAAAAGACTGCTTCTGTATATGATCAGTTTGTAAAATTCTTTTATGACGAACAGTTTATTGACAGTGAAAGTGAGGTTGTCAAGCATGACCTCAGAACAAGAGTGAATGATTTGTCTGACAACAGTAGAAGTGCTTGGTGTGACGACCTTACTATTGACCAATGAACGAAATTATTGATTCAATTATCGAGATCTATCGATCAACTCCTGAGGGTAATCGTAGGATGACAAGGAAGAGGCAGATGAATAGTTTCTGCCGATTTGTATTGATGATTACTGACACCGATAAATACAAGCAGTACCGAGCACCTTTGATGGTGTGGGTCCAGAAGTATCAGGATCAAATTTACAGCAAACTAAGTGAAGAAGTTCTCGACCTTCATATCCGAAGCCCGCGTAACCAAAGCATCGCAAGAAGCGAAGCGTTTGGGACTCGTCGGGGACGGTCACGGCGATTGGTATGACCGCCAAGGAAACCTAAAGGCAAAAACTGTCCAGGGTTTACTTCAAATGTATTCATCCTCTGCTGGGGATGAGGATGGACTTGGCACGTCAGGATCTAAAGCAGCATCGGTTGTAGCAAAAAGGACTACCGGTGATGGTGAAGACTATGCTAGGAAGGTAGCAACAGGTGGACCGTCATCTGCGGAACCTAATCCTAACTCTGCCAATGGACAAGCAAAAGCAGCACTCCAACAGGTCAGTCGGGATAACCCCCTTACAATTGCCTTTGATAAGTTTGACTCTGACGAGGTAACTGCTAATATACTGTCCACTGTGGAAGAAGTTTCCGGTGGCACTTACTACTACGTGTTTCCCAGTAGAGACACCAACATTCAAGAGCTAAAAAATGCATATCCTGAGATTGGCGATGCCTTCGTTGATGACGCAAACGCAGAGACCATCTACGATGTCCTCTCCTCCCTCTATGAAAACGGTTTTGACGCGATTAGTATCGTTGTACGACAGTCAAGAGCAAAAGAAATCTCAGAGTTAGCACTCAAAGGAAACGGTCAACTATACAATTTTGTGATGTTGAACGTCATCCCTGTGGATGAGCGTAGTATCCGTGAACAGTATATTTCTGGTGACATTTTCCAGAATGGATCCGTTATTGAGTCCAACGGAAAGGTGGGTCAAGTATTCCGTAGAGGTGCTAATCACCTGATTTGTATGGGTGAAGATAAAAAAATCTTTAGAGCATGGATTTCTGACTCTAGGCAAGTAGATAAGTTTCTCTTACCCCAAGACTTTTGACTCACTAAATAATTGAACGGTAAAGCTACGTTCGTAAGATGAGTAACCCTTGGGCACAGACGTATGATGATTTGCGTCGTCCTTATCTCGAAGAGAAGAAAGCAAAGAAAGATTATGATGGCGACGGCAAAGTAGAAAGCGGTTCAAAGGAACACGCTGGTGCCGTTCATAATGCTATCCAACGTGCCAAGGGTGGCAAAGCGGACGGCAAGGACACCCGTAAAGAAGCATTCAGCATGGCTGCTGACCCTGAGAAACGGGCACTACCTCGTCCTACTAAGAAGGCAGAGAATAAAAAAAGTATGAGCATGAGGTCTCGTGCTGTAAAGGCAGTGGGTACTCAGCGTCGCCAAGATAAGGAAGTTGGTATTTCTGGGGAGAAAAACCCAAGAGCACACCGTAAAGAAAGTGTCTGGGCTGGTAATTATCAAGGTCCTCTTTATGCTCCTTGGACTGCCGTCGAAGAAGGTAAGAAAGGTCTCTGGGCAAACATTCATGCCAAGCGTGAGCGTGGTGAGGCACCTGCCAAGAAAGGTGACAAGGACTATCCAAAGACTTTGAACGTCGAAGGTAAGATGTCTGACAAAGAGATCTCCAAGCGTGTTGCCTACACTTCTGATGAGACCCGTCAGAAGAAACTTGACAAGATCAAAGTCAAGATGGTCAAGAAAGAAGAGACTGAAGTGGTTGATGAGGGCAAGAAACGAATGCCTATGGTAAAGATGTACCGTAAGGCAGGTAATCTTGGACGTGATGGAAGTCCAGAGGCAATGGAACGTTCCAAGAAAATCACTGGTGTGATGAACGCTAACGCTGAAAGGCGTGCTGCTCATCGTGCAAAGGATGATGCTGCCAAGGATGCCAAGGCAGCAAAGAAGATGAAGAAAGAAGAAACTGCCATTGAGGAAGGCAGCATGTCAGCAGCACGTAAAAACGTTGGTGCTTCTACTTGTTGGAAGGGTTACAAGGCAAAGGGAACCAAGACCAAGGGCGGTCGCACTGTCCCTAATTGCGTCAAGGAACATTCTGACTGGCGTGAGGAAATGGGGGACGACGGTTTTTTTTCCGAAGCCGCTAAGCGTCAAAACGCATTAGACGTAAAGACGAGCGGCATCAAAAACAAAATCGAGATCAACCCTGAACTCAAAACTGAAGGTGCTGATACCCGAAGAGCACCAGCAGAACTAGTTGCACGAATGAGTGCAAAGAGAGAAGGTGAGATGGCGCATGATGGTCCTAACAAAGCAGCATCTGATGCTAAAGCACGGATCATGGCGAAGACAAAGAAGAAGAGGGAGCAGGCAAAAGAAAACATCATGAAGGGTCCTCTCCTTCCTGGTGAAGCACGTAAGGTATTCCCTAAGGGTGCTGCACCTAAATCAACTGGTGCAAAACTGCCTCTTCAAACGGCATCATATAATCCGATGCTTGACTCTGTAGAAGCACAAGCACTCCAGATGATTGAGCGTACTCGTTACGCCAAGGAAACTGGAAAGGATTACAAGACTGGGAAAGCATCTGAGCAAGGTGGAACCCGTGATGGTAAGAGTGCCTTTGATAAAGTCAGTCGCAGCATGCGGAAGACCGGTGGCGTGATGTCCTCTCGTGGCAAAGCGATCCAACCCCAAGGTAAGAAAAAAGAAAAAGGTGCTAAAGGTTACAAAGGTGTAACACCTGTTGATAAGATCAAGGGTCAACTCGCCAAGAAGAGAGCACCAAAACCAAACCCATACAAACCACGTGTTGGGGAGTCTGATTGATGAAAAGTTTTAGAAAATTCTTTGAAGATATAGAACTTACTGATGCATATGGTGAGACTTTTGCTGTCATTCATGACGTAGTGAAAGTTGAACCATTGAAACCTGCTAAATTCCCGAACGCCCCATTCCGTGAGGATGAGGTAAACGATGTAGAGGAAGGTTTCAAGACTCAGTATGGTAAGAAAGATAAGATGGCTCAGTCTTCTGAAAGGAAGACCTTGGGTCGTCGTTCTTCTACTAAAGATGGGTCTAAGCCAACTGGTTATGAATCTCCAAAAGAGTTTCGTGACAAGTCTATGCCTCTCCGTAAATTCCGTGATCGGTTTCAAAGAGAAGGTGTCGGTCTAGCACTTGGTGCCGGTGCTCTTGCTCTCCCATTTGTTGCAAAGAAACTTTTCAAAGGAAAGGTTGATAATGCACTGGACAATGCTACTAAAAACAGCAACATGCCCCTGGCTGGAGGAGGTTCTACTCAACAGTTGAGGAAAGCACGTGGAATGGAATCGTTTGATCCCATTTCTGCTGGTGTTGCTACGTTTCTTGAAGGAGCATCCTGGACAAAAAAGTCCGGTAAGAATCAGGAAGGCGGTCTCAATGAAAAAGGACGCAAGTCCTATGAGAAAGCAAACCCTGGTTCAGACCTAAAAGCACCCACGAAAACTAAGGGGAATCCTCGTCGTTCTTCCTTCTGTGCACGCATGAAGGGAATGAAAAAGAAGTTGACTTCTAAGAAAACTGCATCTGATCCAGATAGCAGAATCAATAAGTCACTTCGTAAGTGGGATTGCTGAATATATAGTGTGATGTCGCTATGTACTGATGGCTTTTTTACTTCCACTTGCATCCAAAATTCTTATGGATGCTGTCGCTAAGATCCCCGAGAACGAGGAACTGGGCGAACTGATGATCAATGTTTGCGTCACTATTCTTCGCAAGGCAGTTGCAATGACTAAGACCGAGATGGATGATATCCTCCTCGAACAAGTTGTTGCTGCTATCAAAGTAAAGGAAGACGCCTAACCTAAATATCTAAACGACTAACCAACGAGAAACACATGGCACTTTGGGGAGCATCTGACGCAGACGAATCTAAACCCAAGAATTTGACTGCTACAGAGAAGAAAGAAGTTTATGCTACTGATGCAGGTTGGGTCCTCCGTGGTGGGTCTGCTCTTACTGGTTGTGATAATACTGATGCCACCCCTGAGGTGCTCGTTGCAATTAGCGGACTAGCAGTTTCTGTTGGTGCTGCTGATATCACTAACATCGATCTTATTACTTCATCCTTCAGCAAAGCTGCTGGTGGTACGTTGTCTGTTCGTGTTACGTTCAACGAAGAAGTGGATGTTACTGGTACACCACAACTCACCGTGGTGAACGATACCAACAGCAACCACACCCTTTCCTATCTCTCAGGCACGGGTACCTATCGTCTCTTGTTCACGCTCGCCATCGGTGCTGGCAATGCTGCAACTGATGCAGACGACGTTCTGTCCGTCGGCACCAATGCCATGGCATTGAACGGTGGTACGGTCAAAGACAAAGGTACGAGCACTGTCTCTACTATCACAAACTCCGCCGCAATTGGTACCGCCGCAGGGTCAATTACTGTAGTTGCATAACTTCTAAATGCGATTTGATGAACTAAATGATGACAACTATTTGCTCTTCGCTATAAAATATTACGAAAATCCTCTTGCGGCAACAATGGAGGATTTTCAAAATGATATGAGGCGGTTCAAATATATCAAAAGATTATTCAAAAAATATTTGAATCAGGGAGGTGAACTAAAGTATCATCTGATCCTGAATCATCTCATTATTTGTTTCAATATCTTTGATGAAGGCGCTGTTCCTTTGTTATTCTACAAAATAGATCGTGAGTATTGGTCAATGCTCAAAACGTTTCTTATATTCTTGAATAGGATTCCAGAGTACCCAAAATCTGGACTAGATGACCTAGAGATTGATGATGAAGTATACTCTATACTAAATTCGATCTGATGGATGACGCCAAGCTTCAAAGGATTCTAAATATTCTACGAGAAGATGTTCCCACGAACAGTATTTCGGGGGGTAAAATAGCAGGTTCTCAAGAGGCTGGTGACGATCCTCCGGTTCGGAGGAAAAAGAAAAAGTATGCTTACCTTGGACCACGTTCACGTAAAACTTGGATGCCGAAGTGAATCAAGACCAAGTCAATACCGCTATCCTAGAGAGATTAGAAAAGGTTGTTGAATCTTTACAGGATAATTCTGTAAAGATGGGTCAACTTCTTGCGGTCCATAATGAAAAACTCACAAAACAGGATGAGATTGATTCTGTTTTGTTTCATAAAATTGACGAACTTCGTGCCTTCACTCAAGAAGAAACAAAGAAGATCAAACATGGATGTGAGCGTGATATTCGTCTAGTTGACTTGCGTCTCCGGTCAATTGAGAAGAAAATGTGGAGCATCGCTGGTGCTCTTACGATCATTAGCATCGCTGTCTCCCCTATTGGGGTAAGATTTTTTTCTCTATTGACACCTCAGTCCACTAGTGCTATGGTGACAGCGAAGTAAGACACGGTAACGTGCTCCACATTGATGCCAAATACATTGGGTTGGTATCAGCTCGTCTCGACAAGTTCAAACGTGTAAAGGATCATCTATACACGTTTCGGTGCCCTTATTGTGGGGACTCCAAGAAGAACAAGAATAAGACACGAGGATACATATACCAAGTAAAGACTGACTACAACTTCAAGTGCCATAACTGTGGTGAGTCAAGGTCTTTTACATATTTCCTGAAAGACAGGGACCGTCAACTGTACGATCAGTACATTCTTGAGCGGTATAAGGAAGGGATCACTGGCATTGGATCAGTTGCTCCTAACTTTGTGTATACAGGTAAAAAACCAGTCTTCAAAACGAAGATGGACTTACCTAGAGCAACTGAAAATGCAGATTCTGTAAGGTATTTGACCAAACGTGGTCTAGATCCAAAGGATTATTTCTACGCTGAAAAGTTTCAGAGGTTCTGCAACACATACAAACCTACGTATGACAACATTACACGTGATCATGCACGTATTGTCATACCAATGTACAGTGAGAGTAAAAAACTAATTGGGTTTCAGGGTAGGGCGTTGGACAATTATGTGCAACCTAAATATCTCACCATGATGCTTGATGAGGAACATCCAAAGATCTACGGGTTAGATAAAATTGACAAAGAAGAGACCGTCTACGTCACAGAAGGACCATTTGACTCCACTTTCCTTGGGAACTCTATCGCTATGTGTGGTAGCGATGTTGACCTTGGCACTATGGATTATAAGTTCGTATTCGTCTATGACAACGAGCCCCGTTCCAGGGAGATCGTCTCTAAAATTGCTAAGACCATCGCAAAGTCGTATCCGGTAGTTATTTTTCCATCATCAGTTCATGAAAAGGACTTGAATGACATGCATCTTGCTGGACATGATGTCCAAAATCTGATAGAATCTAATACCTACAAAGGATTAGAGGCGACATTGAAACTTCAAACGTGGAAACGGGTATGAGCAACGGCACCAAGGTAGTAAAGCGTAACGGTTCTATTGAACCTCTAGACCTTGATAAGATGCATTTGATGGTAGAGAAAGCATGCGAAGGACTCGCTGGCGTCTCTGCATCTCAAGTAGAAATTCAATCAGGCATTCAGTTCTTTGATGGTATCAGCACTGCTGAGATCCAAGGAATCTTGATCAAATCTGCTTCGGATCTTATTTCTCTGGAAGTACCTAACTACCAGTTTGTTGCTGCTCGTTTGCTCCTGTTTTCCATCCGTAAACAACTTTACGGTTTGATTGATGACATTCCACCTCTGCAGGGACACATTTCTAAGTGTGTTGAGATGGGTGTTTACGATGCAAACATCCTAGATAAGTATGACAGTAAAGAGATCGCAATACTTGACACCTATATTGACCATGGACGTGACTATTTGTTCACTTTTGCCGGTCTCCGTCAAGTAGTTGATAAGTATCTGGTCCAAGATCGTAGTAATGGAGAAGTCTTTGAGACTCCTCAGCAAATGTATATGATGATTTCGGCAACTCTGTTTGCTAACTACCCCCAAGAGACTCGCCTGTCATATGTCAAACGGTACTACGACGCAATCAGCAAACACAAGATCAACATCCCGACGCCCATCATGGCAGGTGTCAGAACACCCCTTCGACAATTTGCTTCTTGCGTTCTTGTTGATGTTGCTGACACCCTCGATAGTATCTTTAGCTCTGATATGGCTATTGGCAAATACGTTGCACAAAGGGCGGGTATCGGTATCAACGCGGGTGCAATCCGTGGGATCAACGCTAAAATCCGAGGCGGAGAGGTTCAACACACAGGTGTTATCCCCTTCCTCAAAAAGTTTGAATCAACTGTACGATGCTGCACACAAAACGGTGTCCGAGGTGGGTCAGCGACTGTCCACTTTCCAATCTGGCATCAAGAGATAGAGGACATCATTGTTCTCAAGAACAACAAAGGCACAGAAGACAATCGGGTACGAAAACTTGACTACTCAATCCAAATTTCAAAGATTTTCTACGAACGTTTCATTGCGAATGGAGAAATTAGCTTGTTCTCACCGCATGACGTACCGGGTCTGTATGATTCCTTTGGTACTGACAGGTTCGATGATTTATATGTGGAGTTTGAACGAGATGAGTCTGTTCCAAGAAAGACTATCGGGGCACAGGACCTAATTCTAAACATCCTGAAGGAGAGAGCAGAGACTGGTCGTATTTACATCATGAATATCGATCATTGTAATACTCACTCTTCGTTCACTGATAAGGTGTCGATGAGCAACCTTTGTCAGGAGATTACACTCCCCACAGACCCCATTGATCACATCGATGGAGCAGGTGAAATTGCTCTATGTATCCTGTCTGCTATCAACGTAGGTACGGTGCGATCTGACAGTGAACTAGAAGACTATTGTGAGTTAGCTGTTCGTGCTTTGGATGAACTGATTGAGTATCAAGAGTATCCTGTCAAAGCAGCAGAAATCAGCACAAAACACCGTCGCTCACTGGGTATTGGGTTCATTGGTCTGGCACATTATCTTGCCAAACTTGGATACAACTATGATAGTCAAGAGGCATGGGATGCAGTACACCAACTGACGGAATCATTCCAGTATTATCTTCTCAAAGCGTCTAATAAATTGGCAGAGGAGAAGGGTGCATGTGGATACTTCGATCGAACTAAATATTCTCACGGTCAACTACCAATAGATCATTATAAGCGTGACGTTGACGAGATCACAACTGCTGAATTGCAACATGATTGGGATAGTCTTAGGGTATCTATCTCCGAGCATGGACTACGGCACTCAACACTGTCCGCACAAATGCCTTCGGAGAGTAGTTCCGTTGTGTCAAATGCCACCAACGGAATCGAACCCCCACGTGATTGCTTGTCCATCAAGAAAAGCAAAAAGGGGCCTCTCAAGCAGGTTGTTCCCCAGTATCAACGCCTGAAGAATCAGTACACTCTTCTCTGGGAAATGAAAGGTAACCGAGGTTACATCAATGTGGTTTCTGTTATGCAGAAATTCTTTGATCAAGCAATCTCTGGTAACTGGTCGTACAACCCCATTGACTATGACAACAACGAAGTCCCGGTGTCTGTCATGGCGAATGATCTCCTAACCACATACAAGTATGGTTGGAAGACTTCTTATTACCAAAATACAAATGACCTCAAGTCGGACGAGATGGAAGAACCGGCAGTAGATCTTGCAAGTTTAGTTGCTAGTATCCAAACTGAAGACGAAGAAACCTGTGAATCCTGTGCAATTTAGAAAAACTTCCGCCGACAAGAGTATGTCTGTCAAAGGCATGACTGTGTTCAACGATACTCACGTGGACACTAAGACTCAACCAATGTTTTTTGGGGCACCTCTGGGTGTTCAACGATACGACTCATACAAGTATCCGGTCTTTGAAAAATTGACCAATCAGATGCTTGGATACTTCTGGCGTCCTGAAGAAGTGTCTCTTCAGAAGGACCGTGGAGACTATAAGACTCTGCGTCCTGAGCAGAAGCACATCTTCACGTCTAATCTGAAGTATCAGATCCTTCTGGACTCTGTGCAGGGTCGTGGTCCTGGTATGGCATTCTCTCCATACTGTGCTCTTCCTGAGTTGGAAGGTGCTATGAATGTGTGGCAGTTCATGGAGATGATCCACTCACGTTCTTACACTTACATCATCAAGAACATCTATCCAGATCCTGCTGAGGTATTCGATACCATCCTGGATGATGAACGTATCCTGGCACGTGCTAAGAGTGTCACCAAAGCATATGATGACTTCCTAGAGGTAGCAAATGAGTGGGGTGCTGGTAACATGTGGACAGCAGACTATGCTGATTCACCTACTGCCATCTACACCCGTAAGGAACTGAAGCGTCGCTTGTATCTGGCAATACAAAACGTCAATATCCTTGAGGGTATTCGTTTCTATGTGTCTTTTGCTTGTTCGTTTGCCTTTGGTGAACTGAAATTGATGGAAGGATCTGCCAAGATCATTTCTTTGATTGCACGAGATGAGAACCAGCACACTGTGCTGACTCAACAGATCATCAAGGCATGGCAGAAGGGTGATGATCCTGAGATCGTACAGATCATCAAGGAAGAAGAGCAAACTGTCATTGATATGTTTGCCAATGCAGTGGCAGAGGAGAAGGAGTGGGCACAGTATCTGTTCAAGGATGGCAGCATGATTGGTCTCAACGACAAACTCCTTGTCAAGTATGTGGAGTGGATCGCTAACAAGCGTATGCGTGCTATCGGTCTGAAACCCCTATACGACGCTCCAATCCACTCTAATCCTCTTCCCTGGACTGAGCACTGGATCTCCTCTAAAGGTCTTCAGGTCGCCCCACAGGAGACGGAGGTGGAGTCCTATGTTGTTGGTGGTATCAAGCAGGATGTTCAGAAGGATTCCTTTAGTGGGTTCCAACTGTGAAAAGCTGGGACAGGAGCAGTTGGAGAAAAGATTACGAACAGTATACAACTGATCCCCACGACATTCGTAGATTACGGGAGGGTGCCAATAGTTTGGCACAGTCTTGGCACCTTCAATCGATGTATCATAAGTGGAAGAAGATCAAAGGTATCAAAGATTGAAGTTTTACTTTGATGGTGACTCCTTTACCAATGGTGTTGGACTAGAATCCAAAGAAGATTATAGGTGGTCTAAGTTAGTATGCGATCACTTTGGTGCTGAGGAGATAAACCTATCACATGGTGGTGCTTGTAATGAAAAAGTTATGAGGCACCTGTTCGCCAAACCAACTACCGAAGTTTACGATTTTTATTTTCTTCAAACCACCATTCCTATTAGGGGTGAGTTTTATGATAGGAAAAAGAAGAGGTGGGTAGGATATTCACATGAATGTGGTAAGCATGGAAACCTTTTAGATAAATCTATATCGAGATGGGGACGTGTAGAAGGACCTAAGTTTGCACAGTGGATAGACTTTGGACTTAGTAGGATTTACACTGACGAACTTGGAAAGACTAGGGAGAGTGTTGCATATCATGCAATGAAGGCATACGTTGCATCTATAGGACGATCAGACAGATCTTTCTTTAGTACACTACTAAAACCTACACAGACTGACAACAAATATGACATGTACTTCAGAGGCACACACGATGGTGAATATGAATGGCCTCCAGGACTATTCCGTTATGACAAAATACCCAACGATGGACACCCTTCTATAGAGGGTCATAAGACCATAGCAAAATACGTTATAGATATAGTACGTGAACGACTAGGTGATGAAACGGGTGCAACTAACAACTAACTTTTATAAAAGAGTTCAAGGTTATTGGTCCCTAGATCTTGCTACATGTCATAAAGAAGCATTTGAGATGCTGAATGACATAGACAGTCCACTATTGTTAGAACTATACGCTTACTCTAATGATCATTATGTTGCTAAGAATTGGAGTGGTAAAACTCTAGGTGAATGGTGGTGGGATAATCGATCACCTGAGTGGGCATATAAGTTTATGAATGATATGCATAACCTTTACTATGAATTTAGTAAGAGAACCTTAGTTCAGGATGGAGTGACTTATAGATTGTCTTATGTTGATATGCACCCTGGGAATGTCTTAGTAAACCAGCATGGTGTCCCAAAGGTTATTGATTATGATTCTATAGGTTGGGTCCGAGAAAAAAATATTACATACTATCAGGCAAAAGCTACATATGCTATATCACACTTCCTAGAATTAGAATGAAATTTTATTTTGATGGGGACTCTTTCACTTATGGTGGTAGTCTAGACAAGGTAGGTGCAGTTGCAGAAGAAGTTAGGTGGTCTAAGTTAGTATGTGATCACTTTGGTGCTGAAGAAATAAACTTATCTACTGGTGGTGCTAGTAACGATGCAGTTATGAGGCATACGTTCGGTCAACCCACTACTGAGGTTCATGACTTTTATTTTTTTCAAACCACTATTCCTAGTAGAGGTGAGATTTTTGACCCTAGAAAACATAGATGGGAATACCCAGTAACCGGGGCAGAAACCGGCAACGAGGGGTGGATAAAATATGGTCTGAATGAGGATGTAGAAACCAGATGTATGGAACGATGGGGACCCATAGAAGGACCAAAGTTTATACAGTGGATGCGGTTTGGATTTAGTAGAGTCCATAATGAACATTATGGGAGGACTAAAGAAACTATTACATACAATGCATTGAAGGCTTACGTTGCATCTATAGGTCGAGCAAGAAGATCTTTCTTTAGTACGTTAGTGCGTTTTGAAAAAGACAAACCATGTACTGATAATAAGTATGATCTGTATCACATAAACAAAATAAACAACTGGCCTAAGCATAAAGTTGTACCACCAGAACTATTGGTATACGATAAAATACCCAACGATGGACACCCTTCTGTAGAAGGTCATAAGACGATAGCAAAATACATTATAGATATAGTAAGTGAGCGACTAAGTGATGAGGGTTCAGTCTGCTAAGGCAAAGGGTAGGAGACTACAGCAGTGGGTGAGAGACATGCTCATTGAAATGTTAGACGTGCATCCTGAGGATGTTGAGTCTAGATCTATGGGTGCAGGTGGAGAAGATCTTATTATGGCAAGAGCTGCTAGACAAAAGTTTCCTTTCTCAGTAGAATGTAAGAACACAGAGAAACTAAACGTTTGGGATGCATATGATCAAGCGTGTGCAAACTGTGGTGATTATGAACCTATCCTTATCATAAAAAAGAATGGCAGGAAACCACTCGCTGTACTCGATGCGGAAAGCTTTATTAGATCCAACCGACATGAATGATTGGAGGTATTCTGAGGAACGAATGCTACTTCGTGCTGAAGTATTTCGTGCGTTATCTCATCACCTAAATGATCATTGTAGACTCGTCTATGAGTTTTGTCATGACTGGGTGAGTCAAGGTAATAAAACAACTACTGGAGTCGAGCAAAGATTCCAAGACTTCATTCGTAATCATGCTGAAACTCTGTACACACTAACCCCTATTGAAGAACATGCAGAAAATTCTTAGCATCATGTCCATTTTTTCATTCGTAACTAGCATCGGTGTCATTGGCACTGCTGGTTATGTGTATGTAAATAAAGACAATATCACAGACAGCATCAAAGAGCAGGTCACCAAAGGAGTTCAGGATGCAATTGTAGGTCAAATGGATGTTCCTGCTTTGCCTGAGACCACTGGAGGCGTTCTTCCATTCTAAATAATGCCAGTGTCTTTCTGGCGTATGGACGGCAAACCTAAGACTGAGGATAAGAAGGTAGAAGAGGCGAAAGTAGATAAGAATTGGTTGGGTAAACCAAAGAAAAATAAAGAAGAAGTCAAGGAGGACCAAGAAGATCGAATGCTGGCGTTGTCCACACTCGTTCGTCTTGGTATTCTTATTTGGTCTGGAGGAATTCTTACTCTTGCCTACATCAAACTACCTCCTGCACTAGGTATTCCAGAACAGAAGCTCGATCCAACTTTCATAGCCAGTGTGTTCACTGGGGTTTTAGCTACCTTCGGGGTCCAGGCAGGCAAAAAAGCAAACGGTGCCAACGGTAGTGCTGGTATCAGTAAGGCAGATATGGAACGTCTTATTGAAGCAGCAGCACGTACTGCTCCTGCACAAACAATTCGGATTGAACAAGGACCGTTGACAATTGGAACACAACCTCCTACTGTGTCCGAAGACGGTGCTCCTCCAGTGGTACCCCCTAAGAAGCCATGAACCTTGCTGATGTTTTGTTGTGGGTATCAATTCCATTTGTGCTCGCCACTATAACCTTCGGACTTTATAGGGGAGAGAACTATTATTATGAAAGCGATGATTACGATGGTAATGGAACCGCACACTAAGGAAGAAGTGCAGAAAATGATTGATGCTGCCATGGCAAAGCACAATCGTAATGCTTCTGCTATTAGTATCCTACTTGGTTCAATAGCACTTATCGGTTATGCTGATGGGATGCTTCGTATTATTGAGAAACTCAAATGAAAGTTGGAATGATTGGTCTGGGGCGTAGAGGTGAGGGAATGTCTCGCCGTATGCTCAAAGCAGACATCGAAGTTTGGGGGTATAGTAAAGACTATGCAAAATCCTCTGAGCAATATGATACTGGATATGTAAGTGGTGTTACCACCTCATTGGAAATTCTGGTTGATAGAGTAAAGAACGATTCCAATAAGCATATACGTGTAGGAAAAGTTCCTGGTATATTTCAACTGGCAATTCCTGAAGAGAAGGTAGACGACACACTTGATGAGTTGCTGCCATTGCTTGAGGAGGGTGATATCATTATTGATTACAGTAGTGATAACGTAGAGAAATGCATCGAACTAGAAAAATATTGTTCTAAGTTAGGTGTATCTTATCTTTTTGGTGGAGTGTATGGTGCAACTTATGCCGTCGCTACGTGCCAAAAAATCTTTGAATCGTTATCTGCATGAACCCTGGCGAAACTCAGGCATATAACTTTGCGATGTCATCGTTTGCCAGAATGTTTGGAATAAAGCATACTCAAAATGATGACTCTATACATAAATTTTGTCGTTATTGGGCACAGTCTGGAGAAGTTGCACCTTCAGGCAGTCTTACGAAAGTTGATTTCTACTTTAGAGATCATTGGGAAATCTGGGGAGGACACCTATGACCCACATCGCACATAAAGCAGCACACATTGCTGCAGTTACACTCAACAATCCTTTTGGGATTGGTACACTAAGTCTTGCATTAGTTATCGTACCTGTTATTGGTATGCATTACGTCCACAAATATGGGTGGCAACACTGGGCACCTTTTGATAATGAACCTCATACTTAGACCTCTTGATAATCCAAATGATCCTGTATGGTCAGTGATTATTATGGTGATACTTGCTCTTGCTATGGCACTTTACAGTATTCTATACATATTAGGAGTCGATGAAAGAGAAGAACGTGAAAACCAAGAACCCCCTAAGCAGGAACACCCTATGGTGTAGAAGTGCTGTCTGTGGATCCAGTGGTTATATCCCAGACTCTGAATATAAAGGCGACAAATGTGAACTAACTTGCAATATTGAACATGGACCCCATTGATATTAGAGGGATCAATGTCAATCCAGTTGGGATCAAACGCCTGCAGATCAGCGACCTGAACATCAGAGACACTGGGATTCAGACCATCCCTGACTGGGTACAGTCTACCCCACAAGCAATTCCAATCTATCCACCAGTCACTACACAGGTGGGGACTCCTATTGTCAATATTCCTGGATGTGTAGAGGCACACAGAGATAGTAGTGAAAATCAAAATCTAAAAAATGAGGATAGAGAAGGCACAGTTGCCTACTGTGACGCTGGAACACCTTCATTCAGTCCCATTGATTATGATAGAAACAATTTAGATATCACACAAAAGTCACCACCGCCACCTATTATTCCTCCATCTAAAACACCGGAGCAGGAGACACCTGCACAACCTGGCATACCAAAAAGACCCTCATGTCAGGAGGGTGAAAAATATAATGAGGCAAAACGAGTTTGTGAAAGGATAGTGGTTGAGGTTCCTGAAGAAGAACAGATACCATGGACTGAGCAGTATCTCCCACCACTACCACTAGTAACTACTACCGCCGCAATCGCTGTAGTTGCGACGACTTCTGCACTGCTCGCAAAACCTCTCGCTGATCTTCTGTTGAAAGTGGTGAAACCTGTGACGAAGAAAGTGGTGAAGAAGATTGCTGCAATACGGAAGAAGGAGATCCCGGTACTATCTTTGTCTGCGAGGAGGGACGAGCAACGGGGACGGAACCAGGCGATCCGGACGTTGAGGTCTGCCCTCCGCCAGAGGAAGAGATAGGTTGTGGAATTTGATGTCGGTGTGGTCTGATAGAATCAACACTATCTACTACCACATCTGCACAGATGGAAGCATAATATGAACCAGGTTTGAAATAGATTCCAGCCTTTTTCAATTCTCCACAATTTTTCAATCTCGCAATCTCAAAATCCAAGCGTTTGTTAGCAATCAATTGTTGCTGCATTTGGATTTGAGTATCTGCTGCTTGCTTACAACGTTCTTGTAGTCCACCATCAAGTGGGAAAGAGATCGTTGCAGATACACCAAGACTGGTGCTGTAATTTCTAGTGTCACCAGTTCTTATTGGTTTATCCCATAGTTTAGAACCAGGATTATCAGGCACACCATCCCCTTGCATTTCCATGACAGTGATAGTCATGTCAGCACCATCTTCATAGGCACGAACTTCTTCACCATCTGCATCCGTATAAGTTCTATTGTCGTACCACTCCTCCCAAGGCCAGTTCTTGACATTCTTTTGTACTTCTACCATACGACCTTCAAAATCTCTATTGTCGTATTGAGGTTCCATGTAGTGCGTCTCAAATGGATCCTTCTCATTACGAGCATGAGTAATGAAGGGCGTTATGTTAGCAGTGGGTCCTTGACATGCGATACCATTACCATATTGATTAGTGATGTAGGGTCCCTGTAAAACCTGAATAGCTTGGTTCGTAACTGAGCCTGAGCTATTCGCGATTGGAGATGCTGTTGCACTTACACCCCCGACATCTGCCGCCAGTGTGGCAGGGGCAGTCGCAAGTTGAGTTAGACATAATACTACTGGGTAAAGATACTTGTGGTGTCGGTTACGCTGGTGACCTCCGTGACCCTTTGGATCACAGTTTGATTTGAGATTCCTGGTCCTCGATATGTCTGAGTGAACTGAAACGCTTCTCCTGGATTTGTTATTTTGAATGCTGGACTGTTGTTGAAATTCAACGCAGACTGGGTCGATGTTACTTGTCCTTCGACTCCCCCCATGGGGGTCACTGTTACTGTTGATGTATTTGCAGGTGGAGTTAGAGATTGTCCTCCGTTGTCCACGTTTGTTCCCGTTACTGAGTATTCCCATCCTGTTGAATAATCTATAGAGTTGATCGTTTCAGATACCTTTGAAGTGGTTTCCGTGTGGCTAGTCATGGAACCCTGTGTGAAGTTGGGAACTACCGGCACGGAATACACTGGTGAGGCAATACTAAGCAACGCCAATGTCGCCAGTATTTTATACATTTACCGAACCGTGATTTCAGTTACTACTTGTCCTGTGGCACTGGTGCCACCGCCGCCTG